ACCAGTATTCAAAAAGTTTTGCACAACAGTTGGTTTATCTCCAGACAATTGGCCAGGAAATTGTGTCTTTCCTTGCTCATTGATATTAATAACCATGTAATGAGCTTTATCGGTGCTTCCTAAATCAATTGGATATTTGTAAGTATTCAAATCATATTTTGATCCAGCTAATGATGCTAATGGACCACTACCACTAGTCGGTGCCTTGAAGGTGATGTCGGTGAGATTAAAGATTGGCATTTAATGTCCTAGGAAATTTACTACATATATTTATATGACATTTGGCAAAACTTACAAAGGAAGATTCAAACCCAAGAATCCAAAGAAATATAATGGTGATGCAGCCAATATCATCTATAGGTCTACATGGGAAGTGAGGGTAATGAAGTGGTTAGATAATCACTCGGATGTGATATGGTGGTGTTCTGAGGAGTTAATAATTCCTTATAAGTCACCAGTTGATAATCGGATGCACAGATACTTTCCTGACTTTATTGCTAAAATAAGACAAAAAGATGGATCCGTAATGACCTATGTGATTGAAGTAAAACCCATGGCACAGACTAAGATGCCTATTCAGAAAAAAAAGACTCAGAGGTACATTCAAGAAGCTGCTACTTATGCCGTTAACCAAGAGAAGTGGAAGGCTGCGGATATATTCTGCCAAGAACATGGCTGGAAGTTTATGGTGGTAACTGAGAAGGAACTTGGTATTTAATTAGCTAAGCTAACTTCTTAAAAACGGAACACCAATACTTATAAGGTTTTGCTATCAAAAAGCAGGTAATAATGGAGTTTATTTTTGTATATAAATAGATTATGGCTCATTTATTAGATAGAATAAAAGAACAGCTTGAGAAAGAAGGTCTTGAAGCCCGAACGGCTACAGCAAGAACTTGGTTAAGAGCAAAGGTTAGTGCATTAAAACCTAATGCTGCCAAGCTCAAAAATAGTATTTTAGAAGATGCTGAAAGCTCAAGAAAGAAACCTCTAACTAATGATACCATGCTTGGTCGTATGTATTTCTTTTTTTACGACCCGAAGTTAAAGGATTCGTTGCCATATTACGATAGGTTCCCATTGGTTATACCAATAGAACGATACTCAGACGGTTTTCTAGGGTTGAACTTGCATTATATTCATCCAAAGCAACGTGTTATCCTTTTGAATAAGTTAAGTGTGTTTTTGAATAATCACGAATACGATGATACCACAAGGTTTAAGCGTTTACGATACGATACATTGAAAGCCGCTAAAAGAATATTTGAGCATACCCCTTGTATAAAGAGGTATCTCTACACACAAATAAAAAGCAGATTTTTAGAAATCTCTGCTGACGAGTGGGATATAGCAGCGTTAATTCCCTATGAAATGTTCGTAGGCGCAAGCAAAAGTAAAATTTGGTCTGAATCAAGGAAAAAGTTCTAATGTCATTTTCACCACAATTGTTTTTATCAAATATGCAGGCAAAGGATGGTCCAGCTAAACCATCACGCTTTGAAGTAATACTGCCTATTCCGCAATACATTAGTAATTTTGTTGGTTCATCAATTCTTGAAAGTTTGGTTAATTTACCAAATTCAATTATTGCTAGCATAACAGATATAACAAATACCAATCCAACAGATGAGCAATCAAAGACATCCAATGCATCTCTGTCACGCTATCTAGCACTTCAATGTGAGACCGCTGAATTGCCAGGTAAAACATTAATGACGCATGAAGCTAAAGTTTACGGACCAACATTTAAGGTACCGTATATGTCACAATATGGTGATACAAATTTAACTTTTATTTGTACCAATGATTTCTATGAAAGAAAACTATTTGACCGTTGGGTAGAAGCAATTAATCCCACAGATACAAACAACCTTAGATATGCTAAGGGTGAAAAAACTAGATATATGACCAATATTAAAATTATTCAATATGATGATTTTATTAAACAGATATTTGCAATAGAACTGATTGATGCTTTTCCAATTGGTATAGCCGCTCAACCTTTAAGTTGGTCGGAAGATACCTTTCATAGATTGTCGGTTCAATTTGCTTATCAGAAGTACCGTGTTGTATATGACGGAAATTACGATTTGGTGGCAGCTGCTGTCGCACTATTTGGAGTTAAGATTGCACCATTTGTTAGTAAAACAGGAAACAATATTAACGCTGGAATAGGAAACACACTTGCTAAGATTTTTTAATTAATGAGGATATAAAATGGCTTTACCTAAAATTGATGTGCCGATTTACTCTATAAAATTACTATCTAACAATAAGACCTTAAAGTTTAGGCCATTTACTGTCAAAGAAGAAAAATTGTTTTTGATGGCAAATGAAAGTGAAGAATTAGATACGGTTGTAGATACAATAAAACAAGTAATTAATAATTGTTTGTTAGATGAATTTGATGTAGATTCATTACCTTTATTTGAAGTTGAACATATATTTTTGAATATACGAGCTAAATCAATTAGTGAAATAGTTAATTTGAAATATAAATGTAACAACACCATTTCAGCTGAAGGTGAAGAAGAAAAAAAATGTGGTAATGTTGTAGAAATTGATTTGAATATTTTAGATATTAAACCAGAAAAACAAGAAAATCATTCCAACAAAATTGAAATTACTGAAAATTTAGGAATGTTAATGAAATATCCTAATTTTCAAACTTTGAAAATGTTTAATCCTGCTTCAGAGTTTGATGCAATTATGGATATGACAATAGATTGTATTGACTATATTTACGATAAAGATTCAATTTATTATGCTAAAGATTCTAAAAAAGAAGAATTGGTTGAGTTTATAGAATCAATGCAGAATAAAGATTTAGATAAGATTAGGTTGTTTTTTGAAACCATGCCTAAAATGAGAAAAGATATTGATTTCAAATGTAATAAGTGTGGACATGAAGAAATTATTGAAGTAGAAGGAATTCAAAATTTTTTCGTATAGCGTTTGGTCATGAGAATTTAGGTAACTATTACCAAACGAATTTTGCTTTAATGCAACATCACAAGTATAGTTTGATAGAGCTGGAAAATATGTTACCTTGGGAAAGAGATATCTATGTGAATATGTTAATGAGATATCTAGAAGAAGAAAATGATAAAATTAAACAAACTCAAAGGCATTAAAAATGGCAAGCAGATTAGCTGATATATTAAATCAAGAATATAAATCCAAAGGATTGATTAGTGGAGCTTCTTCTGCTTTAGAAAAAAGAGCCAAAGAAAAATATGATTTCAGAAATATTTTGTTTGGTGGTTCTGGTATTGGTTCAATCGTTGGCCGTAAAGTTTTTGGTAAAGGATATTCTGCAACTGATAAAGAAAGTAAGATTAAAGTTGGAAGTAAAATCTCTGAAGAATCTAGTGCTTTAGGAACAGGAACATCCTCAGTTTTACAAGAAATAAGCACTAACTCTAAGACTACTGCACAAAATACTATGGCTTTGCCTAGAATGGCAGACGATATGAGTGTAATGAAAGATAATATTATTAGGTTAGCTGGTGGTCGTGCTAGAGGCCGTAGTGGTTCTAGCAATCGCCCATCTGCATCACTTAGAGCATCCAATTTCTTTAGTAAATCAAAAGAAAGTGAAAATGCATACGAATCAAAGTTTGGCAAAAAAACATCTCCTACAAAAATAGAATCTAAAAAAGATGATTCAGGAATATTAGGAATTATAGGTGGTATATTAGGTGTTCTTGGCGCAGTTTTTGGCACATTAGCAACAACAGTAGGGTTAGCTGTTGCTGCCTTTACAACTCTCATTAGTGGATTATCTTTATTTGGTGGTGCAATATTAGGTGTTCTTGGTTTTATTGGAAGATTTTTACCTTTTGGCAAAATTGGTAAAGTGTTGGGATTGGTTGGCCTTGGAGGTTTAGCATTAAATGCATTTGGCAAAACCGCAGCTAATACTACACCAGGCGCAACTGAAACTGGTAAAGAAGAAAAATCAGGATTAGTTAAAGGTGTGGTAAACACAGCTGCTGGAATTGGTGGAACTTTAGCTGCTGGTTCTGCTATTAGTGGTGCTACAAAATTACTTTCAACTGGTGCTGGAAGCCTAAGAGAAAAAACATCTACAGCCATGTTGGATGCAAAAACAACATCCGTTGGCCAATTAGCAGGATCAACTCCAACATCATTGTGGGGTAGATTTATGCACTTTTTAGCAAACAGAAAAACATTACTCTTTCGTAAAGTTGGATTAAGATTAGCAACAGCAGGTGCTCTTTTAGCTATTCCTGTTGTTGGTTGGGTTATAGCATTAGTCCAATTAGGTTTTAGTTTATTTACAGCTTATGAAATTTATGAAGCATGGAAAGAATTTACTGATGAAGAAGATAAAGAAGCAAAAGGATCGCCAACACAAGTGGCTAGTGAAAAATCAACCTTCTCAAACGCAATTTCAAGTGGTATTAGCACATTTAATAATAAACTAACATCATCAAATGAAGCCTCTAGGCAATCAAAAGGATTATCTCCAACATCTCCATCAAAAGTGGAAGGATCTGAAGGCTCCAAAAAATCAATTGAGGAATATTTGGGTCGGTCAATTACAGAGGATGAATATGATGTTTTAACAAGAGCTGTTTATGCTGAAGCAAGCAGAAATAAAGAAGAATACGCTAATGTAATGGCAGTTATATTAAATAGAGCTAGAAAGCGTAACTCCAGTATTATTGATGTGTTAAATGAAAAAAACCAGTTTCAAGCTGTAACTGGTCCAGGATCAACAGCCAATTTCCAAAAAGGTCCCGATGGAAATTCATTATCTATGATTAATGAAAGCACAAGCTCACTCTCAGGAATATCTAAAAATTTAGATTCATTTACCTCAGCTAATCCAAATGCATATAAGGATGTTGGAGGTATTTCTAAATTTAATCAAAAAATGACTGAAATGAAAAATAATAATGGAAAACAAATTGGCCAAACAATGTTTGCTGAAAATTTATATGGCGGTTCAGGTAAAAAAATTACACCAGAAGCTTCTGTTGCTTCTTCTAGTGGATCAAAATTTCAAAGTTATGCTCAAGCAAAGACAGATGCCAAAAAATCTGGTGATGTTATTATTGCTAATAACAACAATAATAATGGATCGCAGGCAGCACCAGCGCAACAAACGGCATCTTCTGGAGCGCCAAGCCCATATGATAATGAATTAGCTAAGATTTTATTCGCCGAGATGACCCTGTAAAAAACCCCGCCGAAGCGGGGTCAACTTGCATGGGATTTTTTACTACTTTGCTTCAGCCAATGATTTGAAATAATCCAAATCTTCATCTTCAACATTAGATTTGTCCAAAATGATATCACT